GTTATCTGCAAGATCACAAGGTATTACTGCTGGTTTCTGGGGAAGTAATAGCTCTCACATTAATGGCTACTTTACAGATCCTGTTGATAGACAGTTTAAGTATTTCGATTCAGAAATGAAAGTTCAAGACAGCGATTATTATCAAGAATATTCGTATGTAATTAAGTCTGTCGTAGATGAGTCTAAGTATGAAAAAGTCGTAAAAGACACAGTCCACCTAGCAGGGTCTAAATTATTTGGTAAGTTTTCTTACGAAAAAGCAGTAGGCCCAGTTATGTCGTCAACTTTCCAGGTTATACGTAAAGATGATTATGTTAAAGGTGGTGATCCTATCGTTGGACCTAATCAGGCAACCGGCGATCAAACAATTAGAGCAGATAACTTCGTGTTTACTGTAGATGATACATCAACGTTCACTGTCGATAACAGTTAGATAAATAAGTTATTAAAGCTATATAAAACTAATAGGAGTAAGCATGGCTAAGCAAATAATCAATATAGGCGAAGAAGCCAACGACGGAACCGGCGACCCTATACGTTCGGCTATGTCCAAAAGTAACGCAAACTTTACTGAAGTATATGACAGTATTGAAGATTTAACATTATTAAGTTTAGATATTACTGACGGTACAGCAGGTCAAGTACTTTCTGCAGACGGAGATGGTACCTTTACATTTGTTAATCAAGGTGGAAGTTCTGTACCAGATACCGATCATCAAATTATTGGCACACAAGAGTTTGGACGAATTAACGCGCAAGATATATATGTTCCATTCGTAATTAATGACACAGTAACCGGTACTTTACAAGATATGATCCCAGCTACAAATATTGTAAATGGCAACATATCATGTCTGTTATATACTAAGCAGTTGGCAAGATATACTGCTGGTGGCAAGCTCATGCTAACACTACTTTCTAACTCTGGTGTATCACATTACGCAACTAAAGAATTTTTATTTAGTCGCGTTGAAGATGCAGACGGCGGAGTTTTTGATGTTATCGAAACAAGCGTAGGTTCTGACAATTTAATGAATGGAATTCAAATTAAAGAAAGAATTACTGATGGCGATCTATTCCTGGATGTAACAATAACAGGACCAGTCACAGGCATAACAGCTACTGAATTTGTAAGAGTTGTCGGTCAAATAACGTATACAAGTATACCAATCTTCTTAACAGCGTCAGGATACTAAAATGGCAAAAACAATGAACATCAAAAATTATAATGGCGAAAAGATTATTATCGGAGCTGACGCTAGCTCAGTTGTTTTAGAATATAACGGTCTTAACAAAATTGAAACAACGACTGCTGGTGTAAACATTACAGGCGCAATCTATGTTAACGGATCAGAATTTACTGGCGGTGGTGGTGGTTCATACGCTAACGCAGACGTTGATGCACACTTAAATCAATCAGATCCTACAACAGGACATATTCTTTCCTGGAGTGGAACTGATTATGCTTGGGTAGCTCAGGCTGGTTCGGGTTCATCATATTCAGACTCAGATGCAGTAGCAGCAGTTGTTGCTTCTGACTTAGATATGGCCGGCAATAAAGTATTATTCGCTAACGTATATCCAGGAGTAAGCGATCTGCCAGATGCTAGTGCTTATCACGGAATGTTTGCTCACGTACACGGCACAGGTGCTGCATATTTTGCGCACGCTGGTGCTTGGGTTGAGCTCCAAAATGCAGGCGGTGGTGGCAGCGGTTCATTACCTTCAAGGACATCACCAGCTGGTTCAACTTCTTCTTTAGCAGACGAGGCTAGTGGCGATCTTGATCTAACTGGGTTTAAAGCTTATTCATTATTTACTGTTACAACTGATAAAGCTGCTTGGGTTAGAATTTATGCTAACGACGCTACACGTTCAGCAGATAATTCACGAGGCGAAGGTACTGATCCAGCTCCAGATGCTGGTGTTATTGCAGAAGTAATTACTACAGGTGCTCAAACAGTTATAATATCTCCTGGCGTTATTGGATTTAATCTTGAAGCAAGCCCGACGACATCTATACCATGCAGAGTTACAAATAAATCTGGATCAACCGGTGCCGTTCAAGTAACACTTAATGTTCTTCAGTTAGAGGCTTAACCAATGCAAAGAGAATGGATTGTCACTCTTCATAGAAAAGAAGATCTTCAAAGTTTTTATGATGATATGGAAACGCCCGGTGGCAATTTGTTTATTCCAGACCGTGCAGTTGAACTAACAAACAGAAGACTCATTAGTCGTAATACACATTACATGTTAACTGACGATGAAGTAGAATTAATTAAAGCAGACGATCGTGTTTGGGATTGTGATTTAGTAGAACTTATTGAGTTGACGACAAAACCAAACGGTTATACAATATCTAATGGTGAGTTTGATAAAAGCAACACTGATGATGCTAGCGATGTTAACTGGGGTTTATTAAGACACAGTGAAGAAGTAAACAGATCTAACTGGGGCGGCAATGGTACTTCACTTATTACTGCAGACTTGACTATAACAGCATCCGGTAAGAACGTTGATGTTCTTATTGTTGACGGACACATCGATCCAGCTCATCCAGAAATGGCGGTTAATCCAGATGGATCGGGTGGTTCTAGAGTTAATCAATTTAATTGGTTCTCATTAACGAATGCTGTAACTGGTGGATCAAATGGCACATATACTTATGATCGCTCAGGCTCTTATACAAATTCTACAGATCAAGATGATAACAATCATGGCTGCCACTGCGGTGGTACTGTTGCTGGGAATTCACAGGGATGGGCCAGAGACGCTACAATATATAACATAAGCCCATATGGCAGTAACCCCAGTAGCCTCTCTAGCAGCCTCATGTGGGATTACATACGTGCTTGGCATAATACTAAACCTATTAATTCAGAAACTGGCAGGCGTAATCCAACCGTATCAAACAACAGTTACGGCTCAACCCTAAGAACTAACGCCGATTCTGGAACATATGGCTATACTACAGGTAGCGTTACTAGAGTAATTTATCGGGGTGTCGATTTTAATCCTGGTAGAGATTTAACTCAAGCAGAATTGCAAGCCCGTGGTTTTTATGCAACTAGTTTAAATATGGGCATTCCAAATTATTTTGCAAGTCGTAACGCTGATATGCAAGACGCTATTAATGATGGAATTATTATTGTAGCATCAGCTGGTAATGATAGTTGGAAAACGGTTAACGCATCGGATCAAGATTATAACAACAAATATTATATGACTTATAACGGTTCTAATTATGATTGGTACTTACACAGAGGTACTGGATCTGCTGCAGGATATGCACCAATAATTAACGTCGGTGCTACTTCAAACGCTACTGAAGAGGACAAAGCTTATTTTTCAAATTGTGGCAGTCAAGTAGATATATTCGCTGCGGGTCAAGCAATTAATAGTAGTGTACATGCTAAAAGTGGTGATATTGCAGATCCAAGATTATCTGGTTATAACTTTGATAAATATCAAGGAACAAGCATGTCAGGCCCACAAGTTGCAGGTGTACTTGCTTTATTAGCTGAATCTAATCAAAATATGAGCCAAACTGAAGCTGCGGCTTGGCTTATAAATAATGCATCTACAGACCAAATGCAAGACACTGGAACTGATGATCCGATGGATAGAGATAGTTTACAAGGTGCACCTAATAAATATTTGAGATGGAAGAACCAAAGAGCAGTGACAGGTGCTGCTCATCCGAAAAACAATTTGAAAGCAAGACCCGTTTCAGGTACTTGTTATCCACGTGTTCGTATTCGTAGAAGAGGCTAAAAGTGTTTATAAATATTACAAAAGCTAGGGTTAAGTGAAATGCCAGAAATTTTAACTACAACATTGAAAAGCGACTCGACTAGAATGTTCTATCAGGATATTCTTGATAACGAGTTCTATTTCGCAGTTTCTTCAACCGTCACTGGCGAGTTGAATCGTATTAGCTCTGTCAATTCACTTAAGAGTAAAATGACTTTTAAAGAGTCTATTCTTTTTGGAAAACAAGTATTTAATTCTGACGTTAAGTTTATGATTAAATATTACGCTTGGCAAAAAGATCAGCTTTATGCACAATACGACGATCTTACTGATTTAGAAAATATAAATTTTTATTCAGTAGTAGGACCAACAAATAACGATTCTGGTGACTACCGTATCTACAAATGTTTATCTAATAATAATGGTGCAATATCAACAGTACCACCAAATTATAATCCTACAACAGAAAACCAAATATATAGAATGCCAGATGGGTACGTATGGAAATTTATGTACTACTTAACTGAGCAACAATTCGAAGCTTATAATGCCTCAGGCTATATTCCTTTAATTGGAACGTTTGCAATTGATCCTAATTTAGCGCAAGATGCTAATAATGTAATTACTGGTTCAGAAGTTTCCGATATATTTGTAGAAAACTATATTGATAACACGGGTTATCCTACATTAGAATCAGGCATCATCGCTGGCCCACCGCAAAATGACGGTACAATTCTTATCTTGCAATCTTTACAAAGCCAGATCGCAAACTATTATGCTGGTATGACGGTTTATATTAACTCGCCTAGCAATGTTTCATCTTCATATGTTATTGATTCTTACAATTGGGATCCTACTAAATCACTTGGTACTTATAAGCTTATTGGAGATCCGCAAAGCGACGGGGTTGTTCAAAACTCTACAGTAAGAATCGTACCTACTATTAAAATAGAAGGTGATGGAACAGGCGCTACAGCAATTCCAAGAGTTGTTGATGGTAGAATTACTAATATCGAGTTGCTAACAACTGGTTCTAATTATAACAATATTACAGCAACAGTTATAGATCCATTATTTGATTTTGAACCAGACGAAGTAAACTCTGTAGATGTAAGAGCAACATTAAGACCTATTCTTTCACCAGAAGGTTATCACGGATTTAATCTAATTAATGAAATGCATTGCAGACGTATTTTGCTTTATTCATACATTACAGAAACTGATAATAATAAAATTGGTAAGTCTAATTCTTATTCAGCAATAGGAATTATTAAGAACCCAATATTTACACCTGATCCTGAGACAGCAAACACTGCTTCACCAGATACATTTGATAATAGAATAGCAATTACAACTGACGACTACGCAAAGTTTGATGTTGATACTTTTGTTACACAAGCAAATATTAACTCTGACATAACATTTAGTGGCAGAGTACACGATGTGCAACCAACTTCTAATACTATTTTTATATGTAACTATATGGGACCACAAGTTAACACCGACAATAACGATCTAGCCTTTGACTATACTAAAGACCTTATTAATAGTACAGGGCAAAGAATAAAGATAAATATACCAGTAGCCAACAATGTTATTGAATCAAGATATACTCAAAGATCTGGAACTGTATATTTCTTCGAAGACTTCTTCCCTCTTATGAGAGCAGAAAGTTCTAGAGAAGAATATAAGTTGATCTTAGAATTTTAAGGAACTAAAATAGATGCCTATTAACACAAATTTAAATATTGCACCATATTTTGATGACTTTGACGTCGAAAAGCAGTTCTATAAGATTCTGTTTAAGCCCGCTTACGCAATACAAGCACGGGAACTGACACAACTTCAATCAATTCTACAAAATCAAGTTGAGCAATTCGGAGATAATATCTACCAAGAAGGTACTATTATTAAAGGTTGTAACTTTACGGATCTTAACAGTTTAGAATTCGTAAAGTTAACAGACAAATCAGGATTTGATGTAGAATCATATGTGTCCGGTCCAAGTACTGCTGTCATTGATGGTCTTGTCAAAGACGTCGACGTCGTTTACGAGGTATCAAATGCTTCTGGTCTTAGAGCCAACATTATTGCTGCTACTCGCGGATTCGAAACACGTCCACCAGATCTTAACACTTTCTTTATCAATTATTTAAACACTAATGGCACTGTTCAGCGGTTCCAAAATGGTGAAGCTTTAACAATTACAAAGTATGTTTATAACGGTTCAGTTCTCGTTGATGCATTGCAAGAAGGTGGCGCCGGTGCAGACGCTGCTATTTGGCAAATCAACGTAACGTTACAAGCAACCCCTGCTGGTAAATCATTCGGTATACGTTCATCTGCTGGTGTTGTTTTCCAAAAAGGACATTTCTTATTCACATCAGATCAAACATTAGTTGTATCTAAGTACACCGATCAGCCTGACGGATTGTCAGTTGGTTATGAAGTTGCTGAAACACTAATTAGTTCTTTACAAGATAAAACATTATACGATAATGCCAATGGATCATCTAACGAAAATGCTCCTGGCGCTGATAGACTTTCAATGGTTCCGACATTAGTTGTTAAAACAACAGTAATTGCTGATGTTGATCCAGTGTTCTTTACGCTTATTCGTTATCAAAACGGCTCAGCAGTTACTTTACGTGACGTTTCACAGTTCAATTCTATCGCTGAAGAGTTAGCAAAAAGAACATACGAAGAATCAGGTAACTATGTTTTAGATAGTTTTAAAGTTGATATGGATCGTAGAGGAACTAATTTAACTGCACTTGTTGGTAAAGGTACAGCATACATTAAAGGTTACCGTATAGAAAACAGTGGTAAACTTGACTTCACTATTGATCAAGTTGCTAATACTGCAATTCAGCAAAACCAAGCAACCACTGTCGATTACGGTAGTTACTTAAATGTAGTATCAATTGCAGGTCAAGTCGATATTAACTACGGTGCAGTAACTTTAAAGAATTCAGTAAATGGTACAATTGGTACAGCATTCGTAAGAAATCTAACACCAACTAAAATTTACTTGTTTGGTGTTAAAATGTCAGCAGGAGACTTTGATGAAGTTGTTAAAATCGTTGGGACATCAGGCGAAATAACAGTTACTGCAAATGATAAAGTTAAAGACATAGGCAAATCAGTACAGTTATTTGATACTGGTACTCCTTATATTAAAGCATTCGATGATGTCATACTTCCAGTACGAGCGTGGAAAAGTGTTAACGGAATTAACAGTGATATTATTAGTATTACAGCCGATGCTGGAGAAGACTTCGCATTAGATCAATCTGATGTTCTCGTAGTAGATACAACAAACACACCTATTAATGTCACATCATATGGCTTAACATTAAATAGTACAGTATTAACTCTTAATTTAAGTCCAGGATCTGCAGCTGGTGCAGAAGTTTATTATAACAAAAGAATATTAGATGCCGAACCACATCCTAAAGCTTCAGTAACACCATATGTTAAAGTTAGTTACGGTGTAGCAATTGCTAAGTATAGCTTAGGTTTCCCTGATGTTTATAAAATTATTAGTGTTAACACCGGTCCTGGTGGAACAGATTTTACTGATAGCTTTAAGCTTAATACAAATCAGAACGATCACTTCTATGATATTTCATATATGGAATATATCGCAGGCAGACCTCAGCCAACTAACGGACAGCAATTAGTTGTTCAATTAGGTGTATACGAGCGTAACACTTCTCAAGGGCAACATTTCTTCTCAATTAATAGTTATCCTATTGATGATGATACAGCAACATTACCAGGCGGCAAAGTAAGATCGTCTGATCTAGAAACCTACACTGCCTCTAACGGTAAGCAGTTTATTTTACGAAACGCTTTTGACTTTAGACCATATGCAGATAGAGATCCTTTAGTAGATTATACAGATACTAGTATTGCAGCAGCAGGTGTTATTACAGCAAGTGTTGGCAGTTATACACCAGCATTTAGTGGCTCATTCTTAGTCCCAGCATTGCAATCTACTATTCTTTCAGATGTAGAAAGTTATTTGTCAAGAGTTGATGCAATCGTATTCGATTCATATGGTAAATCGCAAATTGTTAAAGGTGAAGAAGCTCAAAACCCAATTACACCAAAGATAAGTGATGACCAATTAATGGTTTCATCTATCTTTATTCCAGGTTATCCAGCACTAACTCAAAAAGAAGCATCTGAACAAGGTAAGTTTTCTACTGCAGTACAAATTAAAAGAGGCGGTACAAAGAACTATACAATGCGTGATATCGAAAAGATTGAACGTAGAATTGAAGGCCTTGAGTATTATATTAGTTTAAACCAACTAGAGCAAAGTTCAGAGAATCTATTAATATTAGATGAAAATGGTTTATCAAGATTCAAAAATGGCTACATCGTAGATCCAATGAATGATACTGCTATCGCTGATACAGATGATGCTAACTTTAAAGCTGCAATTCATTTTGATAAGAAGATTCTTACTCCAGCGTTAAATACGTTTGCCTTAGATCTGAAATATTCTTCATCTACTGGCGCATCAATCTTCCCTGATGTTAATAGTGCAGAGATTGCTTCATTAAGCAGAGATTCTAATGTTAAATTAATTGGTCAGCCTTACGCTACAAACTTTAGAAACTGTGTATCTAACTTCTGGAAATACGACGGCAACGCGCAAATTTCTCCAAGCCACGATATGGCTCACGATACAGTTCAAAATCCTGTACCAGTAGAAATAGATCTTGCTGGTGTGTTCCAAGATTTACAAGAAGTTTTACCAATTACAGGTATAAACTGGAATGGCCCAGTTACTAGTGGTGCTTCAACAAGTACAAGGAGTGGCAGAACAACAACTACAACTACTCCAAGAACTCAAGCAGGTACTATTTCAAGTCTCACTGTAAACGATGGTGGATTAGATGCAGTTGGTGATTTTATTACTAACGTGCAGTTCCAACCATTTATGAGATCTCGTAATGTTAAAGTATTCATCTCTGGTCTACGTCCTAATACACAACATTACTTCTTCTTTGATGGAGTTGATGTTAACGCAAATGTTGCTCCAGGCGCAGTTACGGCAATGGATGCAAGAGATGTTCAGAAAACTGGAGCTTATAATGCAGCAGTAACTACTGACTCAAATGGTATATTAAGAGCAGTATTTAAAATTCCACAAGGTAAATTCTATGTAGGTGATAGAGTATTAATCGCAGTAGATGTTAGTCAATATTCAAGTATTGATTCGGCATCAACTTCAAAAGGTGAAATTACTTATCACGCTTATAACATCACTCAAAACAAATCAACTCTTTCAACAAGAATGCCAGAATTTGGTACAGAAGAAACTGCAACATCAAGAAACTTAGCATCTCGTGTTACTCAAGTTACAAGACGTGGCGATCCTCTCGGACAAACATTCTTTATTAAATCAGGAATGGGCCGTGGATCTAATTCAGTCTTTATATCTAAAGTAGATTTATTCTTTAAGCGTAAATCAGATATTAACGGTGTTACAATTACACTTAGAGAAGTTATTAACGGTTATCCATCTAATGTTATCATACCATTCTCTAAGACGCACTTACAGCCTTCTGAAGTAAGTGTTTCAGATGATGCGTCATTAATTACCGAGGTTACTTTCGATGCTCCAGTAAGAATGGATGTTGAAAAAGAATACGCAATCGTAATTATGCCAGATGCAAACGATCCTAACTATCTTCATTACACTTCTAAAGTCGGCGGCAATGATCTTACAACAGGTCCTACACAAGGCCAAGCAGTTGTAATGGACTGGGGTGATGGAGTACTATTTACTTCTACAAACAATAGAGCATGGCAATCAGTACAAGACGAAGATATTAAGTTTACTTTATATCGTCATAACTTTAATGCTGGAACAGGCACTGTATCTCTTACAAACGATGATCACGAGTTCTTTACATTATCTGATTGGACAGGAAGATTCGAAGCTAACGAATTTGCATACAAACAAATTGATGTTGGTTATACAGTATCAATGGTACAAGGAACTAATGTTCTTACACAATCTGGTAACAACTTTACTGTTACTTATGCTGCAGGTGATTATATACTTGTAAGAGATTCTGGTAATACTAATGCAGATATCTTTAGAATTACAAGTGTAGATAGTGCAACTTCGATGACAACAGACAAACCTTGTTCATTCAATGGTGCTAACGCTTCAGGAATTCCAATTGTTGCGGGTATTATTTCTCATTACAATAAGTATACAGCGTCAGAGCTTCACCTAAAACAATCTTCTGCTATTATGGGTAAAAAGTTCGTGGCAGGTGACACTATAACAGGATTTGATTCTAACATAACTGGTACTATTGGAACAATCGATAACATCAATTTAAGTTATGTTCAGGCGTTGATTCAGAAAACAGATGATTCGGTAACAAATACTTCTATTAGTGGTGTGTTTACAGATCCTGCAAATGTTACTAACACTTATAGTATGCCAATGAAGTTTGGTGATAATAATTTCTTCACACAAAAAGGTGTTGTAATTTATTCTAAATCAAATAACTTCGTGAATCCTAAGCCGTTTACTATTAATGTTGCAATGTCTAACTCGTCTAATAATACTTCAACACCGATTGTTGATCTAGAATTAGCAACCTTATTAGCATATCAATTTAAAGTAACAGATACTCCAGCAACTACATCTAGTTATATTTCTAAGACTGTAGAATTGGCTGAAGACTTAGATGCTGAAGACTTAAATCTTTATCTCACAGGTTATAGACCAAATGGTTCAGATATTAAAGTTTATATTAGGCCACAACATGCGCAAGACAGTGCAGCAAAAGATACTATTAGTTGGATCGAATTAGAAAAAATTGAAGGTGCATCTAGCTTCTCATCATCTTCTAATCTTGAAGATTATAGAGAATATAGATATGCTGTACCAGATGCTAATAAAACTACAGACATTATAACTTACACTAGTACAAGTGGAACTTTTGTTGGATATAGAAAATTCGCAATAAGAATTGATCTAATAGCAGGTGATATTCATAACGCACCGTTTGTAAAAGATTACAGAGGGATTGCACTGACATGATGAAATCTAATGCACTAATTCGAGACGATAACAGTCAAGCTGTAATAAATACAGATATAGTAGCTCTTAATAAATATAAATCAGAGAGAGCGCTACATCGCAAAGTAGCTTCGTTAACTAAAGACCTTGTCCAGGTTAAACAATGCCTTAATCGTTTAAATGAACGCATAGATAAGATAGAGAACAATTAAATGTCAAAACCAAATATTCAAAATATTACAACTACTCAAACATTTCAAAATTGGTTTGATAAAACTAATGAGATGGTTGATCTTATGCGGGACAACGTTGTTACGGCGGCTCCAACGGGCAACGAAACAACAGGCGACGCAACTTTGGTTGGAGACTTTACTGCAACCAACTTAGTTATTACCAACGCGATTAGTGCAGATGACATTGGAGCAAGAACTCCAGGCACTGCGGTTGGTTTTAATGGACCTATAGAAATTACTCCAACAACAAGTCAAATTGCTGCAACCTTTACTTATGGTGCACAAGGGGCCCGCACAAGGTACACGGATGGCACCACAGCTTGGGACATAGGATTTGATAATACCACAACAGACAACTTTATTGTCAACTACGGGGTCGGAGGTCAGCTCTCGTTGTCGACGGTTGGCATCTTAACCGTTCCAAGTATTGTTACTACTGCTGATGTTGAAATTGGTACAAATTTAACAGTACCTGGAACACTTACTGCTAATAATATCGTTGCTACAACAGTATCAGGTGCCTTCACAGGAACCCTTGCTGGTGATGTAACAGGTGACATTTATCACCCAGCAGGTAATAAGATATTCGAAAACGGAGGCCCAGCAGCTAACATTCCTGCTACTTTTACTGGTAACGTTAATGGTACTGTTAGCTCACTAACAAAT